ACATACTCAGGAAGCCTGTGAATTAGCTGTGATACGTTATAAGTATTTGTTATTCTTTAAGGGACGTAGAGCCGTGTTAGATGAGTTACAAAAAGATAAAGACGAGGTTAAACGTCATCTAGCGCAGACAATAAGTAAGAGTATTAAGGGAAAACGAAGATCAAAGACAGATAAGAGAGGGTCAGCGTAGATCCCGTAGGGTTTAATTAAATAGAACAAAATAGCGTATGTTGAGTGGATTAAAAGAAAACATTTAAGGCGGCTGGCACATTTATGAACGAGAATTTTTTAGGTTACAATAACTTTGTATGGTTCACAGGCGTGATAGAGGATCGTAATGATCCTGAATATCTAGGTCGTGTTCGTGTACGTTGTTTTGGTTTTCATACCTCAGATAATAACTTACTAGGGACAGCCGACCTACCTTGGGCGCATTGTCTATTGCCTACTACATCAGCTGGTATCTCTGGTCTTGGTCAGTCACCATCTGCTTTGGTAAATGGTAGTGTTGTCCTTGGATATTTCAGAGATGGATCGGATGCACAAGAACCTATTGTGTTAGGGTCATTACCAGGGAAACCTACTTCATTGGCTCAGTCAGGTGGCTTCCACGATGGCGATGGTACATATCCTAAGTACAAGGATGAAGTAGATACCAACAGACTGGCTGTCAATCTAAAAGAAGGTGCGACAGAATTGTCACCACATTTGTCCTTGACTTTAAGACGGAATACTCGTATAATAGACGTAGCCACAGCAGATTTTAATCCTGTTACAGCTGCTGATGGTGGGGATATCGCTGGATCTAATGGCGACCTATTCAGCCAGCCGTCTATACCTTACAATACAACCTATCCTTTTAATAAAGTATTAGAGACTGAGAGCGGTCACATCAAAGAATATGATGATACGGCTGGCTCAGAAAGAATCCATGAACGTCACCGTACTGGTACATCATATGAAATTGATTCAACTGGCACTAGAACCGATATAATTAAGAACAACCATTATACATTTGTTTCTAGTAAGAGTCAAGCATATATTCAAGGTGACTCAGACATGACAATCAACGGCAGACACAAGTTATACATTAATAAAAATGGTTCAGTAGACAATCACTATGATATACAAATTGGTGAAAATGCTTCTATTAACATACAAGTAGACAAGGGCGATATTAACCTAGTTACAGTTGATGGTAAGATAAATGTAAACGCCGGCGGTGATTATAACCTTAAAGTAGCTGGTAACATGACTACAGTAGTTCAAGGTAACCTATTAGAAACAATCGAAGGCACTAAGACAAGCAACACTACGGCGGCGGTAATCCACCGAGGTTCTACAATCGACCTAAATCCTTAGAGAGAACCGGACTTATGAGAGCCAGCGTAAAGTCTAATCTATAAAGTGATATAACTAGTAACAGACACTAGGCGGCTGTCTATACTTTTTACTAGAGTTTCTACCTGACTTTCTCTATTGATTATCTCATAAAAAAACTCGGACTTAGTATACAAAATTTTTTCTTGGATATTATTTTACTCGTCAAAGTCGGTATTAATATTATTGTCTTCTATCAAATCAGCAACTTCATCAAGTTTATAGTATAAATCATTAGCTACGTTTACATCATACTTTTCATCAAAGTCACATACTAACTTATCTATTTGACCTAACAGTTTATCTACTTTATCTTTCATAGTTTCATAGTCTTTTTCAAGTGTTTTATTCATATTATTTCCTTTCATATTATAAGTATACTATACACGACTTGGTCAACAATTACTAGTGAAAAAGGGAGATTTATTTTTCACTGAGTAAACATTGATCTTTTAGTCTAGGGATCCTGTTTCTTATACATAGTGATGTAGAACGAACAAAGGAATGCTTAGAGCTAGCAGAGAGGGCGCAAATATGATTAAACTTACAGATACAGCAATAGACAGACTGTCATACTTAGCAGAGCAAAACAAATCAAAGTATGTTCGTTTATCAGTTAAAGGTGGGGGGTGTGCTGGTTATGAATACGAGTGGTCATTTGATAACAACGACACAAAAGACGATATGGTTCTAAAAGATATACTCGTGGTAGATCGGATGTTTGAGTTATACTTAATGGGTACTACGTTAGATTGGGTAGAAGATACTTTTAAAAGCGAGTTTATTATCTCTAATCCTATGGCGAAAAGTAGTTGTGGTTGTGGTGAGAGTTTTAGTGTTTAGTATATGGGAGAAGTTGCTAGGTTACTTGTTATTAAGTTATATAGGCTATGTGCTAGTTTGTATGATATTAGGTACGTTTGATTTAATATAAAAAATCGGCGAGTCTAAACTCTAAGCGTTCTTAGTTTACTAAATAAAAGTAAACTTTGTGAAAAAGAAATCAAAGTCTTATCGTAACGAATACGAGCACTATCAACCAAACAATCCACTCACCATCTATTTCCGTAAGCTAATTGAGAAACAACCTGAAGACGAAAAGAAAATTGTTAAAGTTTTGTTAAAGTCTAAACGGAAGAGTTAAATACTATTATGGAAAAACAATTCAAACAACTTTCAAAAAAGGTAAAACAAATGGAATTAGGTAATCCCGTTATAACAACACTAGTCGGCTTAGTCATATTTTATATAGGACTAAAAATGTTTTCAGGTGGAATGAAATCTATGGGAAACCTAGATCATCTTTCTTATTTTACACATAACATTTATTATATGTTTTTAGGTGGTATCATTATGACCATACTTTGGCAATCATCATCACTATCAACGACTGCGATTATAGCACTTGTTGCCTCAGGCGCAATACCATTACCAGCTGCGATAGCTGCTGTACTTGGTGCCAATATAGGAACCACAGGTACAATCTGGTTAGCTGGTATTCTAGTATCCGATGGTATGCCTAAAGGAGATACATTAAGAATTGCCATGGCACACACAGGAGCCAATCTTCTTATGGGATTAGCACTACTTCCTTTTGTAGGTCGTATTGCTCAATTCTTAACTAGGTTCTAATATAAATAATTATAATCGTTTATCCTGAAACGGACGGAAGTAAACCATCAAGGTTGAAGAAACGCTCTTTTAGAAGGAGTAAAGTATGGACTTAATAAAAGACCTACGAGCTCAGAAAAAAGAGATACAAAAACAAATCTCTGCTAGAGCTCAATTAAGAAAAAGAAGTAAAGATAGTATTGCCAGACCAAAGGCAAAGAAAAATCTTTTTTCTAACGATCCTAGACTACAAGGGATTTAGTGTATAAATAACTATACCACACCACGATAGACTTCGGTCTATCATAGAGAGGTGAGACCTCCACATATTCTCACCTCTCACTTAATCTAAAATTTTGGTACAATCACATTGAATCGAACAATGACCTTCTGCGCCACAGGCAGACGTTCTACCGTTAAACTATGATTGCTCTTTAATGAATATAAGTGTAAATCAAACCAATAATAGTTATTGCTGATAATACTAAATTTGTTGTGATGAGTGCGGCTTCACGCCACATAATTGAAACTGATAACCAACATAGTCCACCAGCTAAAGTAGCAAGAGGTCCTAGTGGATAAATCGCAAGTGAGTTAGCACCTACCCCTATCATTAGAAATCCTGTTGCAATCCATTTTAAATATTTGTCCATTATAAACTTTCCTTGTAATCAAAGTGTGTCCACGTCTCTGATGCTTCTTTATCATTAGTAACAATTGACATACCTGGACCAAACTCATTATTCGTAGCGAATATAGCAGCATCCATAGGTTTATCAAATTCTTTTAAGACCTTACTGTCTTTTATGACTTGATACTTTGCCATTATCTTAAATATAATGGTCCTGTCCATTGAATAGCATAACCACCTTCAAGTACATTACCTCTAGCACTATTCTTAGCTGGAGCTCTCCAACTAGCAGGTTTAAGAATATCACCCCTTTTAAATTTACCATTATCTTCTTTAACAATAAAAGCTTTAACACCATTACCATTAGTTATCTTAATAAATTTTTGACCAACAATACTTTTAAAACCATCTTTGTATTCGTTAAACATTCTTTCATTACTATTGCCTTTACTATAATCTACTACCATAGCGTCAATCATTTTACCAATACCTTCAAATATAGTCTTACTTGTAGAATCAACTTTAATCATTATTTTCCTCCATTTATGTAATATTCATTTAAATCGTTCCAAGATGATTTTTCTCTAGCTTCTGCTTCAGCAAATAAACTTTGAGAGAACATAGTCATCAAGTAACTAGTAATACCAGTCATAACTGCTGCTGCACCTAACAAGTATTGATCTGCTTCTATCGCACCAACTGCTGATACCATTGCTAGTGTACCAACTACTGCGAAAACTAAAGTCATATATTCGTATATCTTTTTTTTCATTACGCTACCTCCAACATAGACATTGGTACTCTGTAAGTTGTACCGTTATTAATTGTTACTAAACATTTTGATTGCATTATCTTTTTGATAACACCTGAAGTCTTTTTAGTCTTTTGGACTATATTAACTTTCATACCAACTTTCATAACAGACTTAATCTTATTCTTAATAATATCAGCAATCAAAGCTTTAGTGTTATTTAAATCTTCAATAGACATTGAAAATAATTGTTGGTTAAATTTATTAGTGTCTTTCATTTCTTGTAGTATCATAGTGTTTTTTCCTTATTGTTGTTTTAGTTTATAATTGTTAATGATTTTATTAATTGCGTTTTTCATATTAATATCAATCATACTTAAAAGAGTATTATCAACTTCAATAATTTCTTTTAAATTTTTGTTTATCTTCTCTATTTGTTTATATGCGATATTTCTAACTATCGTCATATTATTTGTTTTTATGTTTTTGTTTATCATATACTAGCTAATATATCAGGATAAATAGATTAGTACAGAGAAAAATGGTAGAAAAGCAAATTATTTTGGTTAAAAAAGGGTTGATTTACTTGACTTATTTACTTTTTTTGTTCACCATTTGTTCTTGTACCGAAATATCGTGTAAAATTAGGCCAGATTTAGAGAAAATTGGCGATTCGGCGTTAGAAAATAAAGAAAATTTGACAGAAACGAATCTAAAACACGCAAATGTGCGTTGTAAATATTAACATAAATAGAAATATGACAAAATATTGTGAAAATTGCGGACATGACTGTCACTGCGGCGGCGATTGTATGAAAGATTACGATGGCAATGGTGAAATTAAGTGTTGTGGTAACTGTAAGCACGAAGAAAAAAAAGAAAAATCAACAAGTAACGAAGATTTATTTAATGGAGCATAAAATATAATGGCAAAAATGAGAAAATTTACATTTTGGAACGAAAATGGTGATGAAAAAGATACAGAACAGACAAGTTTAAAAAAAGCAGTAAGAGCTGTACAAGGTGATTACAAAGATAGATTTATAAGTGTTGAATATGTGAGTAAAAAAGGTAAACAAATCAGTCAATCTGTAGAAATACCAATGGGTCGTAAAATTAGACAAGCAATAATCGCAGATAAACGAAAAGCAGCATTAAGAGCAGCAAAAGAGGCAAGTAGATAATGGCAAAAATAGCGAAATCATTTATAGCGCATGAAAGAATGCCTAAAAAAACTTCACAAGGTAATAGTAAAAGAGTAAAAATGAGTTCTATGAACAAATCTCGTAAAAGATCATTTAAGGTTTATAACTCACAAGGAAAATAATGCCAGCAATCAGTAGAAAAGGCGATAGTTTAAGTACAGGTCATATATGTACTGCTACTACTACACTTGATACGCCTGGTCAATCAACTGTAAGAGCAAATAGTATATTGATTGCTAGAGTAGGCGATCCTACTGTATCACACCCATTTCCACCTCTACCACCTTGTGCCCCACATGTAGCAAATGTAAACGCAGGATCATCAACTGTTAGAGTTCATGGTATTGCTGTAGCAAGAGTTGGGGATTCAACAGACGCTGGTGCTATGACAAGTGGAAGTTCTAACGTAAACGCAGGATAAGTAGTATAAATATTACTGTCATGGCAAGTTATAGCGCAGAAAACACTAGTAATAAAAGTACACGAGCAAATAGAATCTATAAAGATTTAGATTTAGACTTTGGTAGAAATGTTGTTACTAATGATGTTAATAAATTAACAGATGTTGAGGCAGTAAAAAGAAGTGTTAGAAATTTAATTAACACAAGACATTACGAAAGACCTTTTCATCCTGAAATAGGTTCTGGTGTTAGAGATTTGTTATTTGAACCAATAACACCTTTGACTGCTATTAACTTACAAAGAAAAGTTGAAGAAGTTTTATTAAATTTTGAACCAAGAATTAATTTAGTTCAAATATTAGCAACACCTGATATTGATAGAAATAATTATCATTTAAGAATTATGTTTTATGTTGTTGGTGTTTCTGATCCAGTTACAGTAGAAACATTTTTAGAAAGATTAAGATAAAATGGCAAGTAATAAACTCGTAGTATCAGATTTTGATTTTGATAATATCAAAACAAATTTAAAAACATTTTTACAAGATCAAACAGAATTTTCAGATTATAATTTTGAAGGATCAGGTTTTTCTGTTTTACTAGACACTCTTGCTTATAACACTCACTATCTAGGATTTAATGCCAATATGTTGGCAAACGAATTGTATTTGGATAGTGCAGACATAAGAAAAAATATTGTGTCATTAGCAAAGATGTTAGGTTACACACCATCTTCTCCTAGATCACCAATTGCAAGTATTGATATAGAATTAAATAATGCTACA